GATCTTGCCCAGTACTGGCAGAAGTTCGTGGTTGGTACAAAGACGAAAGTCTCAAAGAAACAGCAAACAAATACTGGAAGAAGCGTAGTTACTTGTTCCAAGGTTTTGTTCGTGACAATCCAATCGGCGACGACAAAACTCCAGAGAATCCAATTCGTCGTTTCATCATCAGCCCGCAAATTTTTAACTTGATTAAAAATGCGCTGATGGATCCTGAGTTGGAAAATCTGCCAACTGACTACGAAGGTGGTCTGGACTTTACTGTTAAAAAGACCAGTAAAGGTGGTTACGCTGACTACAGCACTTCCAGCTGGGCCCGTAAAGAGTCTGCTATTACCGCAGACGAAGCAGCCGCAATTGAAAAATTTGGTTTGTACAATCTTGCTGACTTCCTTCCCAAGAAGCCCAGCGAAGCTGAACTGCGCATCATCAAAGAAATGTTTGAAGCCAGTGTTGACGGTGAAGCGTATGATCCAGAGCGTTGGGGTGCTTACTACAAGCCATCTGGCTTCAAGGGCAATGACGATGCAGCTCACTCTGCGCCGACTCAATCTGCACCAGCTCCTGTGGCAAAACTTGCTCCAGCAATCACAGATGATGACATCCCAGCATTTGATGCAGATGAAACATCTGCTCCTGTTGCAGCAACCAAACCCAGCAGCCAGCGAGCCGAAGACATTTTGGCAATGATTCGTAATCGCCAAAAGTAATCATATATGACTGTCCTCGTTAACTACTATCCGTGTAGTTACGGGGATAGTCTAGTGGCTATGCTTAACAATAGCGATGCAATTAGAAAAGATAATGTAATAACTACTAATTCTTTTTTAAAAGAATTGAATTTTTATAATTTAAATTCTGATAAGCAAAAATCTTTGTTAAGCAGTTTAGATAAGAATTTTGCATACAGTTGCCATAGACAAAACGAATTAGATTTTGCCAAACTGGCAAAGGTTACTGTAATTTCTATCGTATTAGATCAAATAGATTTCTTATTTAAACGATTTCCCGCTATACATCTGACACAAAATAAAAATAAATTTGGTGATGTTAATTTTGAAAAATTTATCAATAAAGTTCCGATGGAAAGATTAATAACAGCCGACTATGACAAATGGGCTAAACTAAACATATTAAGTACTGATATAAAATTATCATTTAGTCAACTCATTGATCCATTACAGTGTTCAAATTTTTGTCAATTGAATAATCTTAATTTTAATATAGAACGAATTAATGATATAAAAAATAATTTAAACCAGTATGTATAACAATACATTTTATTGCAGCAATATCAAACACAATCTAAGTTGGAAGGTAGATGGTAGCGTACAACCATGTAATCAAATAACCAATTTTCCTAAGTTCTACTCAGTGGAGAATCTGCGTTCAAGTCCGGAATATTATAAATTATCAAATGGCAACACTGAATATTGTATGCGCTGCTTGGATAAAGAATCCATAAATCTAAATAGTAAGAGATTGATTGATAATCAAACACATTCAGTCTATGTCAAGCTGCATGCCGATTATTTAAAAGTAGATGGAGCCATTGGCAATGTATGCAATGCTGGATGCAGGATTTGCGGAAGCCATTCTAGTTCATTCTGGCAAAGCGAAGATCGAAAATTTAATAGAATAGTGGTCGTTTCTGATACTCGTTCTACTATTTGGTCAGATATAGAAAAATACAAAGATAGCATTTTACAACTAGATTTGGGTGGTGGTGAACCGTGGTTAAATGAACTCGATCGGCAAGAAACTTTATTAGAATATTGGATACAAACCGATCGAGCTAAATTAATTAAATTACGATATAATACCAATGCTAGTTTATATCCTTCTCGTCTATTAGATAAATTCCAACATTTCAGAGAAATTAGGATTACAATAAGTTTAGATGATACAGGAGATAGATTTCAATATAATCGATATCCGTTACAGTGGGATACTGTAATGGACAACATTAGAAAGTTGCAAAAACTACCTGGTGTTAAGATAGACATCAATTTCACAGTCAGTGTGTTTACATTTTTATACGCAGATGCATTTATAGACTGTGTAAAAGACATTGGCGGCGTTAATTTTAATGTACTAACAGACCCTTCTATTTACAGTATTAAGTCTATGCCCTTAACGGTAAAAGAGCACATAAATCCCAACAACAAATTTTTTAATTTAGTAGCAACATCCCCAGTGGATGATTGGTATACTAATTTTAGTCAATTAACTGAAAAATTAGATAAGCAACGAAATCAAACATTCGAAAAAATTTTTCCGGAATTAAATAGTATAATAAATTTATGAAAATTGCAATAACTGGTCATACTGCGGGAATAGGTCAGGCATTAGCTTCGATTTATCAATCACAATCACACGAAATAGTCGGATTAAGTAGGCAAACAGGATATAACATCCGGAGCACGCCTAAGATTGCCGATATGATAGAACCTTGTGATATGTTTATTAACAATGCTCAAACCGGGTATGCACAAACTGAATTATTATTTGAAATGGTTGATCGTTGGCAAGGAACAAAAAAACACATCATTGTAATTAGTACCATAATGACTCAAACTCCGCTATCATCACTTCCCGGACTAGCCATGGATCAATATAGAATACAAAAAATAGCACTTGAAGAATCTGTTAAACAGATACGAAATCGTAAACTTGGTGTTGGTCTTACTATAGTGCGGCCCGGGAACATAGCCACCGATTTCAATAAAACTGTACCACCAGCAGCCGATGTTAATAATTGGGCAAAAACATTGATAAACTTACTTGATATGGCCAAAAATAATAATCTAGTAATTCCAGACATATCCCTGGGCCCCATTTAAAAATGACACCAAAAGATATATTAACTAATAAAACATTTTGTCCAATGCCGTGGACAGGGTTAATGTACAACTTTGATGGCAAAGTCAAAAATTGTATTCGCAGTGACGAAAAAACTGGACTATTGGGAACTATTAAAGAAACACCAATTGAAAAAATATTGCTGGGTCCTGCGAACGTGACCAAACAAAAAAATATAACAATTCATGCACCAGCTGCTGGTTGCCATACTTGTTATGATTTAGAACACGATAAAACAGGGTTGGACATTATTAGTGATAGAATTTTTTATATAAAAGAATTGAAAAAAGTTCCACTTGATACATATAAAATTAATAATTTTGATTTACAAACAATTGATGTTCGTTGGACCAATTTATGTAATTTTGCCTGTGTATATTGTAGTGAACAATTTAGTAGTAAATGGGCCAGTGAACTTAAAATCAAAATAGAAACTCCAGCCGATAAACAATTGTCAGACTTTCGAGAATACATCTATCGTCATGCTAAACAACTTAAACATGTTTATCTTGCTGGCGGCGAACCTCTGTTAATGAAAGAAAATTTAGAATTACTTCAAGAATTGAATCCGGATGTTAATATAAGGATTAACACTAACCTCAGTAAAGTTGATACTGGGGTGTTTGCTGCTATTTGTAAATTTAAAAATGTTCACTGGACCGTGAGCGTGGAAACTATAGAAAAAGAATTTGAATATATACGATTCGGCGGTCGATGGGCCGATTTTTTAGAAAATCTAACTACAATCAGGAAATTGGATCATAAGATAAGTTTTAATATGTTATGGTTCTTGCTAAATTATGACAGCGTATTTGATTGTGTGACTTATCTAAAAGATCTAGGATTCCACAATAACAGTTTTATTATCGGAGCACTATTAAGTCCGTCCTACCTAAATATTAGACATTTACCGGAAAATGTGTTAAACTCGTTAAAGTTAAAATTACAATTAGAAATCAATAAAAATCCAGGATACCTGCTCGAAGATAGCTATCGTAATATGTTACACTATATAACGCAACCAATTGAAAAAAATTTAACAAACTCGTTTGAACAAATAGCAACAATGGATCAGCGACGCGGAGTAGACAGCAGCATAATTTTTAAAGACTTATACAAACTTAAAGAAGGAAAATAATCATGGCAAAACCATTTGATGTAAGTAAATTTCGTAAAACAATTACGAAAAGTATCGAAGGCCTAAGCGTGGGCTTCAATGACCCAACTGATTGGGTATCAACAAACAATTTCGCACTGAATTATCTTATCAGCGGAGACTTCAACCGAGGTATTCCACTGGGCAAGGTCACAGTGTTTGCCGGTGAATCCGGTGCTGGTAAGTCATTCATTTGCTCTTTA